ATATGGTAATCATAAAATTCATCCCGAAGAACTAGCTAGGAGTGCTCATGTAAAAGGGCATTTTGCAGCTAGGGAACGGGATGAGTTCTTTGATGAAGTATATGGAGAGGTCCTAGTGGACTTCTTTATTGAATGGCTCAAGACGGAGCCGCATGAAACTAAATCTCGTGAGTTTCTCTACTCTTCTGCTCTAGCACTTGGTAGTGTTAAACAGAAAATGATGAGCTTTGAGATGTACGGGAAGAATGTCCCGCACTTACAGGAGGACAACAATGAGACCAATTGATTACGAACAACTAATTAAAAACTACAAAGATATGATTAACACACTAGAGTATGACTCTATGCGGAGTGGTGGAAAAGCTAAGCTGAATGCTACTGACCTAACTAATATGCATAATCTTGTAGAACGATATCAAAAAGAATTAAATAATTCCCCAAAGCAATCCCCTAAGAAGGAGGTAGCAAATGGATAACAATACCGAAGCACCTGTAGATTCTACCCAAATGGATGACTCTATCGCAGAGGTTAGTCAAACAGAAGATGCTTTGCTGGCTGACATTGTACGAAACTCTGATTTCGTAGAATCTCTACCCGATGAGCAAGTGCCTGAGTTAGACACGGACGAATCAGATTCAGAAGACCCAATGGAATCTGAAGAAGCCGATAGCGAAGAAGTTGAAGAAGAAGTTAAAGAGTTAGAAGAAGACACGGATGAAGAAGATGCTGATGAAGAATCCGCTACCGATGAACCTGATGTGTATGCTACTGATGATTTAGACTTAGAAGCAAAAGTTGTTGTCAAAATTGATGGCGAACATACTGAAGTTTCTTTTGGTGACCTTATCAAAGGTTACTCTACTGAACAACATCTTTCTAAGAAGGGTCGAGAACTCGGTGACGCAAGGAAACAATTAGAAGAGGAGTATCAAGAAAAGGTTGGAGAAATCCAAAACTTATCTAAAGCCTCAGCAGCTGTTCTATATTCAAATGAACAGACTCTTTCTAAAGAGTACCATTCTATCGAAGCTCAAATTGAAAAAGCTCGTGAAGATGGTGATACCTACGAAGTCAACGAACTCAAAGATAAACGAGAACAAGTTCAGAAAAACTATTGGAATGCACGTAATCAACGTGAGACATTAGTAAAAAGTCTTCAAAAATCAGAAGAGCAGCAGATGACAAAAGAGTGGCAGGAACAACTGTCTTACTTTAATGAAACCATCCCTACTCTTATCCCTGACTTTAACGAAGACACTGCAACTGCGATTAGATCATTTGCCATTGAAGAAGGTATTTCTCCTGAAGTACTAGACTCAATTGCCGATCCTATCATTGTTAAGTTTGTTGATGATTATCGTAGACTAAAACAAGGTATCACAAAAGGTACTGCTAAAAGGAAATCTACTCCTTCCAAAAAAGCCCCACTTCGTAAAGCTAAAACTGAATCTAAGAAAAAGCAAGATGCAGCTTCAGCAGTACGACAACGGGCTTTAAATCCAGACTCTTCTAACGAAGATCAAATGGACTTTCTAAGAGGACTTGCTGCACGATCATTAAATCTTTAATACCTTGGAGGGTATAAAAAATGTCTAGCACTCTTGGTGTACGCGGCACAGGTGGTCCACAGGGACCAGCTCGCGGAACTGGCAAAGATGTCTCACAACGTGAGGATCTAGCAAACTTCATCACAATGATTACTCGTGATGAAACCCCTTTCATGTCATCTATTGGCAAAGCAAAAGCAACAGCAATCTACCACGAATGGCAAACAGATCAACTGGATACTCCAGGCTCATCTCGTATTGCTGAAGGTACTGACTATATCGAACCAGCAGTCGCTGGCGGTACAGGTACCCCTGCAGTTGGTGATCGCTTTGCACGTACTGGCCCATACCGTACACGGTTGGGTAACTATACTCAGATCAACGGTAAGACAATCGCTGTATCAGGCACTCGCCGCGCAGTAGATCAGGCCGGTGTTGCAGACGAATATGCATACCAGCTGAAAAAGCGTGGAACTGAACTTCGCCGTGACGTTGAGCATGATATGATTCACTCATTCAACACATCAGCTGCTGTTGGCGTACAGGGTAATACTGCACGTTCAGCGGGTGGTTACCAGTCATTCATTAACTCAGGCGATACTGTAGTATACGCAGGTCAATGGGCGGCTCCAGCTACTGTTTCTGATGGTACTCAGGTAACCCGTTCATCTTTGACAACAACTGCTGCACCTACTAAAGGTTCTTTGACACTAACAGACATCGATGCTGTTATGCAGAAGATCTATGAGCAGGGCGGTAAAGCTTCTAAAGTTATGTTGTCTCCAAAACTTCGCCGTGATTTCTCTGACCTTATGGTCGGTTCAACTGGTGTACAGCGGAACATTGATGACTCAGGAAAGCTTCGCCAATCAGTAGACGTATACATGTCAGACTTTGGCGATCTCATGGTAGTTCCTAACTACATCATGGGCCTGTCAAACGCAGTACAGTTCATTAACTCAAATGGTACACCTGCAAACCTTGCAGCGACTACTGAAGTTAAAGACTTCTCTGCACTGATCTATGATCCAATGTGGTTCAACGTTGCTACTCTGCGTCCAATGCAGGAAGTAGACGTAGGGCAGAAGGGTGACTCTACTGTCGGAATGATGGTTGAAGAGTGTACTCTTGAAGTTCGTAACCCACTTGGTTGTGGTGCTATCTACGGTCTTAACTAGGCTATTGTTAGGGGAGGTCTTTATGGCTTCCCCTTTCTTTTTTATGTAGGAGATAATATGTCTTATTCAATGTCAGGTAAAGATCTTAAAAAGGCTGAGTCTGGAAAAATAAATAAAGAATTTAAAAAAGCTGAACCAGCAATAGGTAATCCTTTTAAGAAAAGAAAAAAAGACCCTAAACAACAATACGCAATGGGTGGGAAAATATCAAAATATTATTCTGCTGGTGGTACTGTAATTACTGGGAGAGACTAATGAAGGGTGTAAAGCATTATTTTAGAAACGGTACCGAACATAAAGGCGGCACACACAAGATGGACGGTGGAAAACTATACAGTAATGTAAAACACACAGCAACTAGTAAACCCCTGTATCACTATAGCGAGTTAAGTGCAACCGCTAAAAAGAAAACAAAATAAATTATACCTTTGGAGGTAACAATGTTAGTTATTAAACTAAACAACGGGAACGTTTACCCCGCAGAAACATGTGTATGGCGTACAGCCCAAGTTGCAAGTGGCGGCTATCAATTGACGCATCTGGATATTGGAAGCCCAACAGTAGCTACAAGTGGAACACCTACTGTAGCACCAACAGGTGCAGAGCTAGGTTACATTGGGAAGTCTGGACGCTTCGTATCATATACAGAACCTGCCTAATTAAGGAGAAGAGGACATGTCAAAAGAAACAGACTTTAAATTCTACAGCCAAACTGTAGGTGCAGAAAACGGTATTAGTGCTGGCTTTGATCTCCAATCAGGAGATTGGCAAGCAACTCAAGATATAACTAAATATAAAGATGCAGCTAAACGAGATCGTGATGAACAAGAGTATTACGGGATTAAAGAAAGTGGCTATCGTAAGATGGCAACTATTCCTGATATTGTAGCTATTAAAATTCTACAAGAACATAATCTTGATCTACACAGTCCAGAGTTTATGCAAGATCCAAATAATATGAAACGGTTAAAAACCATCTTGATGACTGAGTACCGTGACCTGCTAGTCAATACTTAATTAGGAGGCCTGGTATGGCGTTGACTTATACTCAACTTGTAGATCTTGTACGTACATGGTCTAATAGAGACGAAGAAGTGGTTAGTGACGACATTATTAAAGATGCTCTTAAATATGCTGCAGATAAAACTTATAGAATCTTAAGAGCACCTCCGCTAGAGAATGTTGCTATTTATGAAAAAAGTTTATTACTTGCAGCTACGACAGCAGCAACTAATGTTCAATCAAGCACTACAGAAATACAACTACCATATGATCTTGTTGAATTTATTCAGATACGAGAACTAGATGCAAGTGGTATTACAACACGAGTGTTTAATGAAAAAGTAGATATTCGTACATTTAATGATACTTTTGGGGAGAAGTATTCTAATAGTAATTATTGGTCTAGGCAACAAAATGTTGTTTATTTAACACCAGGGTTTGGACAAGGTGGCTCAGGTAATAATGCAAATACCATTGAGTTATACTATTATCGTAGACTACCAGCCCTTAATGCAACTTATGCAGTTACAGTACTTAACTATAACGTTGGGTTTTTAACAGTGTCTTCTTCTGGTGTAACAGGGGCAGCACAGTTATTCTTTAATAGTAATACTGGTACAACAGCTTACGACACTAGTGCAACAGCACAAGCAGCAGATCCTACTGGTACAGTAACCTCTACTTATTACATTGGTAACTTAGTACCTAACTGGCTTAGAGATAGTAATGAACGAATCCTTTTGTATGGAGCACTCTCACAAGTGTTTTCTTTCACACAAGACGATGCTCAAGCATCTAAATATTATCAAATGTTTCAAGCAGAAATATTAGAAGTTAATGATGAAGATAATAAACGTAATGCTTCTGGTGGAAACCTACAAGTAAACTTTAACGGAAGAGGGTTAATCTAATGGCAGCAGCAAGACCTGGTAGCTTTACAGGCGCTACCGATAATGCCTCCTCAGGGGGTTTGTTTGGGGATACACTTATAGATGGTATTCCCGATCTTGTAGGCGCAGACGTTGCAGCAGCACAAGCCGCAGCAACTGCAGCAGCAACTTCAGAATCTAATGCATCTACTTCAGAAACTAACGCATCTACGAGTGCGACAAATGCAGCAACTAGTGAAACCAATGCGGCTAACTCAGCAACGGCAGCGTCAACCTCTGCTACAAATGCAGCAACTTCTGCTTCAACTACAGCAGCAGATGCCGCTACTGCAACTGCAGCAGCTACTTCAGCTTCTACTTCGGCAACTAACGCAGCAGCTTCACAAACTGCAGCTAGTAACTCAGCTACTTCGGCAGCGACTTCTTCTACTAGTGCAACTAGCTCTGCCAACACAGCACTCTCAGGTGCAACAGCAGCGGCTAATTCAGCTGCAGCAGCACTTACTTCTGAGAACAATGCAGCAACTAGCGAAACTAATGCAGCAACTAGCGAAACTAATGCAGCAACTAGCGCGACAAATGCGGCTACCTCATCAACTACAGCAACTACAGCAGCAACAAATGCAGGGGCTTCTGAAACTAACTCAGCCTCTAGCGCAGCGGCAGCTTTAGTATCTGAAAATAATTCAGCTACAAGTGAAACTAATGCAGGAACTAGTGCTACAAATGCAGCGACTTCTGAAACAGGAGCGCAGGAATGGGCAGTACAAACTTCAGGTATTGTAGACAGTACAGACTATTCTTCTAAAGCATGGGCAATTGGCGGTACTGGAGTTGATCAAGCTTCAGGTGGTGGTTCAGCAAAAGATTGGGCAACTGAAACAACTACAACTGCAGATAATACTGAGTACTCAGCTAAAGAGTATGCTGTTGGTTCACTAGCCGGAAACACTAATGGTTCAGCTAAACAGTGGTCATTAGGCGGTGGTAATAGCTTTACATTAGCAACACCTGTCT